AAGCAATCTTAGCAAGTGCTGATAAACTGGAACGTGGTGAGTATGGTGCAGTTGAAAAGCTTGTAAAGGACGCAGTACAAGTTGGACTAACAAAAGACTTAGGCATGAACTATTGGGATAATCCAGCAGAACGCATCAAGCACATTCAAGAACAAAAAGGCGGCACTAGCACTGGCTGGAAAACGTTTGATAAGTTTTTCTATGGTGGTTTCAACAAAGGCGAGCTAAACATATTTGCAGGTGGATCAGGATCTGGTAAAAGTTTGTTTATGCAGAACTTAGCACTAAACTGGTCACAAGCTGGATACAACGTAGTGTATGTAAGTTTAGAACTTAGTGAAGAACTTTGTGCTATGCGTATTGACAGTATGATTACAGGCTTGAGCACAAAAGAAGTATTCAAGAATATTGAAGACGTAGATTTACAAGTAAGAATGCAAGCTAAAAAAGCAGGGCGTTTGCAAATTATTCAAATGCCAAACGGTTGTACTATCAACGACATCAAGGCATACATCAAGGAATATCAAATACAAAACGACTTGCACGTTGATGCATTGTTAGTTGATTACTTAGACTTGATGAATCCAGCAGGACAGAAAGTAAATGCAAGCGATCAGTTTATCAAAGACAAATACGTATCAGAAGAACTGCGTAACCTTGCTATTGAATTAGATGTGTTGTTTGTAACAGCATCGCAGTTGAACAGAACTGCAGTTGATGAGATTGACTTTGATCACAGCCATATTGCAGGCGGTATTAGTAAGATCAATACAGCAGATAATTTGATTGGTATATTTACAAGCAGATCGATGAAAGAACGTGGCCGAGTACAAATACAGTTTATGAAAACACGTAGTAGTAGCGGCGTTGGACAAAAACTAGACTTAGCAATGGACTCAATGAGTCTACGCATTAGGGATCTTGAAGATGACGAGCTAGAGGATACGCCGACTAATAACTCGGCTGCTATGATGGATAAGCTAAAAAGACAAAGCGAGACTAATTCAGTGCAGCAAAACACCACAGTTACTAGCGTAGTTGATCATACGGAGAAACTGCGTGGTCTTCTGAAAAGAATGGAATAGCTTTTTAGCTGTTACCCCCTTTTTTCAGTTCACCTTTGACACGTGAGAACATTGCTGAATTGTCAGTAACTAAGTCAATAAATGTTCCTAACATGTCAAGTAATACAGTCCTTTGTTGAGCAGTTGGCATACGCCCGGCATTCATAGCAGTTACAGCCTGTCTCACTAAACGAACCTCATCTTCTGGAACCAAACCTTCCTTGGCCAGTACTGCAAGTTTCGCTAACTTTGAGTTGTCCATGTCTAAACCGTCTTCTTCTATTACACGGAGTCTATCAATAACGTGCTTTATATCTTCATGTGCCATTTGTATACCTTTCTCCTACAATGTATTTACTCAATCAGCATAAATAGTGTTAGTAAAAGGGCATTAGACTATGAAAAAACGCACTAAATCTATTTTGGAAGAGATAAACACGATTTCACGTGGGCGTGATCGTAAATATCTCATTGAAAGCAATGCTAGCAACATTATTGCTAGTGCTATAAACCTCATTGACATGATTAGCGAGTCGTATGACGAAGAAACAGCTAATGACCTAACCAAACGCCTTGTGAACAGTATTAGATCACGAGATATCAAAAAGTTTGAAAGAGGAATAAGAAAAGCCAATGCGTCTAAACGAGATAGATAAAAAAATACTAACTGCGTCAGATATATTTGAAGCAGATGGTAAAAACACGCACTTAGATCACGCCGAAGAGATTGTATTCATCAAAGGCGAAGCTGGTCTAAAAGAAGTTATCAACACATTCTATGGATTGCTAAACACACTAGACGGCCGAGGCGGTCCAAGTGTAACAACTAAATGGGATGGTGCTCCTGCAGTGTTTGCCGGCAAAGATCCAGAGGATGGAGAATTCTTTGTAGGCACAAAAGGCGTATTTGCAAAAACTCCTAAACTAAACAAAAGCCAAGATGATATTGAACGTAACCACCCAGATGTAAAACAAAGCGGCGAAACTATCAACAAAGGCGGACTACGTAGTAAGCTATCAGCAAGCCTTGAGTATCTAAAAAATCTCGGCATCGAAGGCGTAGTACAAGGCGACTTGTTATGGACCAAAGGTGACTTGAAAAACGTTACCATTGATGGCGAACGTATGATTGCGTTCACTCCAAACACTATTACATATGTAGTGCCAGCAGACAGTCAAACAGCACGTGAAATGCTAGCATCGGAAATTGGTATTGTATTCCACACAGGCTACAGCGGCGACAGAATACAAGATATGAAAGCAAGTTTTGGATTTGATGCAAGTAACCTAAACAGAAATCCACAGGTTTGGTTTGACGATGCTACTATCAAAGATGTAAGTGGCCAAGTTCAATTGTCTCCAGAAGATTCAGCAAAAATCAAACGTGCAATCAACATGCTTGAAAATCTAAAAATTGATGCACAAGCTTTCAAAGTACTTGACAAGCAACTGCCAATTGATTTAGTTACTGAACTAAAAGCACATGCTAATGCTCCGATTAGATCAGGCAAGGGCTTTACAAAAGATCCAAGCAAATTTGCAAATGACTTTATTGAAAAAATATACGACAGATATGAAGCACAACTTGACAAACTAAAAACAGGCCGTGAAGGTCCAGCTGGGCAAAGAAAAATGGCAGTGCAACAGCAAGTCATTGATTATCTAAAAAAGAACAATGCTAACATTCAACAAATGTACATGGCATATCTTGGCGTTGAGTCAATCAAGATGTTGTTCCAACGCAAAATGAAACAGCTAAAAGCAATTGACAGCTTTATTGAACAACCAGATGGTTCGTATAAAGTAACTGATCCAGAAGGCTTTGTTATTGTTGACCACGAAGGCAATGCTATGAAAATTGTTGACAGACTAGAGTTTAGTGCTGCTAACTTTGCAAAGGACTAAAGATGTTTAGTAAGGAATGTAGACTACATTTAGAAGAAGCAAAAATGTCACGTTGGGCACACTTCAAGTTTGCAATTGGAGTTATGTTTCAATTGAAACTAGCAGCAGGCGCATTGTTCATTCATGCATTTGCTCCACGTTATTTCAAAACGTATGCTAGTGATAAAATCAAAATGCTAAACAGCAAGATAGAACAAAGCGATAAGTAATAGTATGAAACTAGAATTGTTACAAGATCTAAACGAAAGTACACAGTATCGTACTCGTCAAGCGTTCAAAAAGTCATCAGCTAGAGAAATTGCTGATCATGCTTTTATGGATACACTTGCTCTTTGGATCCTGTACAATGAATATAATTATGCCCCGGTTGCCAGAAGATATGCTAGCAGAACATCAGCATTAGGTGGGTTCAATCGTTATAGTCAATTAGGTACTGATTTGTATCAGACATACAGTATCTTACAAAGACAAGACAAAGACATACTTGGCGGCCGCCCTGCAGATTCAACATTACTAAACAGAGTAAAATTTCCTGAAACACAAGCCCGTAAGTTCCTAAAAGGTATTGCTGGTAATCGTGCCAATGAAAATGAAGTAAGACAATTTTTGCAATTGTTAGAGCGCAGGCTCATGATTGATAACAGTAACTATAAAAGTGTGCGTAGACTTGTACAGCAATGGCCTAATCTAAACGATAGCCAGCGCAGTCTTGTAGTAACTCGTATGCTGCAGTTTTATAGAGCACATGCCAACAGAAGCGAACTATACAGCATCCTTGGCCAACTTGCTAAAAACAAAAGTTACAAAATCGACGATGCAGAAAACGCAGAAGCACCAAAGCGCAGAACAATGAGAAACGTTGCTGTTGCAGTTGGTGCTGCTGGTGCTGGTGTTGCAGCAGGAAGGGCTATCGGTAAAAGGTTAACATAAATGCGGTTTGCAATTTATACGTTGATTGATATTACAAATAGCAAGACAACTGATCCAAAGCGAAGACTACCATATAGTCAAGCACAAAACCTAAATACAATACTACAACTTATTGATATGAGAGCGCAACCACTTGACTGGCGAGTAACTCATGTTGATAAAGATATTTCCAATGAACAGTTTGGATTCTCTGGCAAGCACACTGTGTGGTGTGTTGAGATTACAATTGAGCATGATATTGAATTGCAAGTATTTGCTGATGATATGCATGGAGTTCCGTATATATCTCGATTATGTGAGACTTTTGAACATGACGTTGCAGTTTTTGATCAAAACAACACGTATTTAGATTACATTTCGTGATAAATATATGCAATGGAGATGTAGGCAATGAATCTATCGCAACTATTTGAAGAACCAACCGTTGAAGCCAAAATGGTATGGGCTCGCAAGGGTAAAAAAGGTATTTCACGTAAGTACCGTTGTACCGTTGGCAAGC